ATCGCCAGTCAGCCAGCGTCGTTGCACCGGAAATGACGATCTTGCCTGGATCGATCTGCGTCGAACCCTTGTTGACGAGCGCGCCACCATCACTGATGTTGACGTTGCCCGCCGAGGTCGCGACCTTGACCGTGCCTGCCAGAACCGAGCCGGCCTGGATCTTGCCGGCGTCGATCGAGACGATCTGCGCGCTTTCGATGAAGGCAGTGTCGATCAACGCGAAGGTCGAGATCAGTGCGTCAGGCGGCAGATCGCCGGGATTGATGGCGCCGGCCGTCGCGGTTGCCACGCCGGACCAGCCGGAGCGGTTCTCGGACGTGTCGACCGCGCGCACGCGAAAGCTCCACTGATCGCCGACGGTCAGGTTGGAATGGATGAAAGGCGGGGCCGTGACCTGGTAGATCGTCGTCAGGCCGTTCTTGGATGCCTCAACCTCATAATAGGCGAGATCGGCATCGGCGACCTTGTCGCAGTCGACCCAGATCGAGCGGAAAAGACCGGTCGCATGGACGTTCTGCGGGATGGCCGGCGCAACGCTGTCCTTGGCCGCAACGATCTGGACCTCGGCGCTATAGTCGGATGCATTGTTGAGGCTGTCCAGCGCGCGGACGCGAACCGTGTAGGTCCGGCCAGGCGTGACGGTCCAGTCATAGGTCGGCGAGCCGTTGCTGTAAGAGACCCAGTTGCCGTTATCTTCCTTGATCTCGAACTCATAGCGCGAGAAGTCGGCTTCGCTGTTGGTATCGACCGTCGCGTGCAGCAACGCACGCACCGCGCCGTCAGGAGCAATGTCGATCCCGGTCGTGAGCTTCAGGTTCACCGGCACTGCAGGCGGGTCGATGTCGAGCAGACGCAGCGTGTGGACCTGCACGGCAGGCGGGATCAGCATGCCATCCTTGCCGAAGGCGTCGAAACCACCAATGCGGATGAAATAGTCGGTCGCGTCCTTGCCCGAGAAGACGATCTGGTTGTTGCCGCCCTCGTAGAAGGGCTTCGTCGTCAGCGGGTTGTAGCCGGCCGTCTCCTCGATCCACAGATTGACGCCCTGAAAGTCCGGCTGCGTCGGCAGGTCGTAGGAAATATAGATCGTGTGACCATTGACCAGCGTCTCGATCGCGATCTCGGGAATGGGCGGATTGGAGAAGACGACAGACGCGGGCGCAGACTCACGGCCATAGATATCGGTGACCGTTACCTCGACGCGCAGGACGCGCGAGGCCGATAGATTGCTGCGTGCGTTGTCGCTCTCGTTCGAAAGCAGATCATAGGTGTAAGCGTTCGTCGTGATGCGCTGTGTGCGCAGCAGAGCGCCCGTCTGGCCGTTGTAGACGCTGACAGTGTTGAAGGCGTAGTGCGGGCTCTGAACGTCGCTCGGCTGGCTGTCAGCAGAGGACGGATCGTTGGAGAGCGCGAAGTTATTCTTCCAGGTGACCGTGAGATCGCGGCCGGTGAACTCGGTGCTTGCCGGGTTCTGGGCGTTCACCAGATCGGTGACGGTCGGACGGGCAAAGCCATCAGGACCGGTCGCCTCGAACGTGATCGTTGCCGGCTCCGAAGCGATGCCCGTGTAGGTGATCGTCTGGACGTAGAACGTGTATTCACCGGACGTGGTGTTATACATCTCGAAGTAAGGATTGTCGGTCGAGCCGAGCACGATATGACCGTCGTCAGGCGTGTCGACCGAGACCAGGTAGCCGCGGGCGAGCACGTTAACGGGCGGTGTCCAGGAGACCGTCAGCATCAGGGTCTGGACGCCGTTCGAAATGTAGCCGGTCTCCTTGACCAGCAGGTTCGACGGCGGGGTCGAGCCGGTTGGCGGGCGCTCGTAGGGCAGCGGCTCGAAATAGATGTCCTGCTCGACGCGTGCATACTTGTTCGGGTCGTGGAACAGCGCCGTCACCTTGAAGATGTTGGCATCGCTCTCCTCGATCGTGAGCACGCGGTAGAGCCGCGGCGTGATGTCGGTGCCCTTGATCGTCCAGATCGCATCAGGATCGGCCGTCTCGGAGAAGGCCGAGGAGACGCGAACCGTGTGACTGTCCATGAAGGCCAGGATCGGCTTGGTTTCCAGCTTGCCCGACGGCAGGGTCAGCATGAGCTGGTAGGTCTGACCCGCGTTCCAGTCGAAATCGGCATCGAGCGTAACGACGAGATCCTGATGGGAGACGATGCGGCCGCCCGCGCGGATCATGGCCTTCTTCGGGTCGGAGACCGCGATGATATCGCCAGGGCGCAGCTCGGCATGATCCCAGGACGCCGAATAGGTCAGCGTCTCGGTCTCGTTCTGCTCAGTGTCGATGACCCATTTGCCGTAGCGGTGCGCGAGACCGCGCGAGGTGCAGCCCTGAAGCTGAACCGACTTGTCGCGCCAGCCGTATTTGTTGAGCAGATCGGTGTCGATGACGACTTCCGTATCCTGCCGGTAGAAGTCGTCCGGGTTGTTCCACTTGACGAGGACGACCGAATGCCGGGCCTTGATCGCGGTGCCTTCGTATTCGAAGTCGCCACCGATGATGTTGGCGGGCGTGACCAGGCGCACCGGGTCGGCCGGCATGTCAGCGGTCGCAAAGACCTGGCCGAGTGCCCAGTAGGCCATGCCGCGCCAGGCCTGGGTGATGTTCTGCAGGACGAAATAGGCTTCGTCGCGGGTGTTGATGACGCCGTTATAAGTGAAGCGCGGCTCGTAGATGTCGGCGCCGGTGTCGCCGTTCTTGAAGCCGGACTTGATCGACTGGTCGCAATACTGGGCGATCGTGTAGAGCGACCACTTGTCGACGATCTCAGCCTTGATGAACTCACCGAGGCCGTAGCGGTCGTTGATGATCAGGTCGTAGAAGATCCATGCCGGATTGTTGGTCCATGCGACCTTGAAGGTGCCGTCCCAGATGCCGGAATAGACGCGGGTGACCGGGTTGTAGTTCGACGGAACGTTAACCAGCAGCCCCTTGACGTGGTAGCTGCGCGGCGGGATCGAGGAGCCCATGTTCTCGCTGTCGCCCGACATGGCGACGGCTGCAGAATGGGGATAGATGAACTTGCCTTCGACCAGGGTGACATAGCCATCCCAGTAGGTGTCGTTCTGAAGCTTGTCGTCGTCGCTGTCCGCGGTGATGCGCCGAACGCGAACGTCCCATGGCGCGCCGCCCTGCGGCAGGTCGACACGATGCGAGATCTGGAAGGCGGAAAGCGCCTTCTGATTGTCGATGTTGTTGACGACAGCCTCGACCCAGGAGCCGTTGAAGGCGCGCACATCGATCGCATAGGAGACCGAGGTCTTCTTCAGGCCGCCCTTGCTATCCTGGCGCACGAGGCTCGGGATACGCATGATGACGCGCACGGCGTCGGCGTTCTCATCGACGATGGTGCGAACGACGGGGCCGATGGAGTTCTTGACCTGGGTGCTGACGTCTTCCGGCGTCTCAACGGCGCTGTGGCCGTTAAAATAGCCTTCGTCTGCCGAGCCCTTGTGTTCAAGCCAGGTGACGTTCTTGAAATTGTAGGTGCCGTCATCGTTGAGCAGCGGCGTCTGGTCGAAGAAGATCGACTTGGCGCCATCGACGAGTCCACCGATCGGGCCTTCCGAAATGATCTCGACCATCCGGAAGGTGGCGTTGGAGCGCATCGTGTTGGCGTCGTTGGACGCGCCGGAGCCGCTCTTGCCGCCTCCGCCTCCCCGGCCGAAGACGCGCCGGCCCTTGACGTTCTTCAGGCTCTTGGCGTTCGGGAGCGGAAGACGATCAGGATTGATGCTGTCGCCGCGGATCTTTTCATCGAAGGTGATCACTTCTTGCCACCCGATCCGACGGAGCCACCGCCGTTTCCAGTGACCGCAATCTGCTCGATGTCGACGCCGCCCGAGACCATGTAGCCACCCGTGATGACCTCGCCGTAGACGAGCGGCACGGGGGAGCCCTGGTCGTAGGTGTTGCCGGGACCGGTCATGGTGTAGGAGGTCGAGCCATCGCCGTCGTCGGCCTTCTGCTCGGGTGTGAGCAGCGAGGAGACACCGGCAAGGGCCATAGCAGCGCCAAGGAGCGCGACGTGCGTGCCGGTGATGCCACCGAGCAGCGCAGAGCCAGGCGCGATCGCTGTCGCCAGCGCACCGCCCGTAAAGACGAAGGCAGCGCCGATCAGGACCGCGCCGAGCACGACCTTCAGCAGTCCGCCCCGCTTGGAGCCGGCGACGAACGGCAGAATGTGGAGATCGCCCTTGCGGCCGAGGTTAAAGCCGGAGATCTGGGTTTCATCGAGCGACAGGCCATTGTCGATGTCGCCATCCTTGGCGCGCACGACGTGCCAGGCGCCTTCCCGGATATCCTTCATGAAGCCCGGGAAATTCGCCGATAGCGCACGAATGACCTCGCCGGCCGTTCCGACA